GAACGAGTCACCGACCCAGCGCATCGAACGGTCACCAGGACGCAACGCGATCCGGGTGTTCGGGCCGGCGGGGTCGATCTTGCGGGCCGGTGCGTACTCGTGGTGGAAGATGCAGCGCGACGCGTCGTGGCCGAGGTAGCGCAGCACGGCAGCGGACCCGATCTCCATCGCGACGACCATCTCTGTCGCCCACGGTTCGCCGACGCCGGAGTTGACGCACTCGAACCCGATCAGCCGATGGTTGCCTGTGCCTTCCGGCAGCCAGCCGCCCCACGGACCACCGGCGCCGGCGTGGTTGGCACGGCCGTCGGCGATGATGTAGGCGACGCCGTCACGCCAGAACATGACCTGTGCGATCGGGCCGGGCGCCACGGCGTTGCCGGTGGTGACGACGGTGAGGTTGGTGGCGAGTGTCGACGCGGGATGGCTCGCGGTGTGGTGCACCATCACCCCGTCGACCGACGTCAGCTCTTTGCCGCGTCCACGCCATCCGGGCGTTTCGACGACGGTGAGCCCGGCGCCGCGCAGGACATCAGCGATCCACGGGACACGCATCAGGGACCTCCTGGTGTGGCACGATCGCGACGTGAGCGACGTGCCGTACGAGTCAGACCCGCGACGTCAGATCGAGATCCCCGAAGGCGGCGATCTCAGCCCCGAAGGGATCATGGCCGCGCTGCAACAGCGCGAACTGGAACTACTGGTCGACGACGAGGGCTAGGGTCCCCACGTGTACAGCTCGTTCGCGATGCACACCGTCAGGTAGCCGTCGCCGTCGACGTCGGCCTGGTCGGCTGTCGGGGCCACGAGCGGCGCGTCGTCGTAGCTGTTGCGGACCACGTCGCAGAACTTGCGGCCGTCGTCGGGTTCGGTCTCGCACGCCGACACAGCGAACAGGACGGCGGCGAGCGCGATGAGCTTGGTCATGGTTCGCATCCTACGCCGCCGCCTCGTAGGAGCCTGCGAGGTTGATGAAGTCGTTGACGTCCAGATACCCGACCTGCGCGCCCACGTTGATGTTGGTGCTGGCGACCGCCGTGGAGTTGATCCAGCCGCTCGTCGCCGAGCCTGCGCAGGTCACGACGGCCGGGTAGTAGACACCGGTGCTGGAGTCGTGGTAGTAGCCGTACCCGACGGCGCCGTACACCGTGTCCGCTGCCACCGGCAGCCCAACCATGATCGACTCACCCGAGGTGCCGTAATTGACTGACTGCACCTGCGCCTGCAGGCGCCAGAGCACCGTGCGACCGATCATCGTGAAGGTGGCCACCGCCCCGAGCACGTACGCCAGCGCGGCGCCACCCCCACCCTGGATCACCCCCGCAGTTCCGATCCAGCTCTCCCACTCGCCGTACGCGACGAGCGTGCGCGCGGATGTGCCGTCGTGCACCACGACCTCGTTCGTCGAGGTGTTGGAGGCGAGCTGCCCCTCGGACGACACATCGTCCGTGGTGCCGATCGGGACGATGTGGTCACGGACGCCGTTGCCCCACGTGGTTGCGATGGTGGCGCCGTTGCTGACGGTGAACCCTGAACGTGCAGTCACATCATCTCCTCAGAAGAACCATTCGTCCGTCTGCCACACCGCCGAGTTCCAGGCGCCGTAGTCGTACGTGCGCCAAGCGGTCGCGGACGCGAACTGGTAGGTGATCGACCATGACCGCTGCGGCGAAATCGTGATCTCGTGGCGGATGCCATCCACGAACACCTCACGGTCGATCGTCACCCCGGTCACCGGAGGCGCCAACACCACCCGGCACAAGAACACCATGTCGAGCGGCAGCACCGTCGCCCACGAGGCCGTGCGGATCGGGTCCACCGTCACCTCACGGACCCGGTAGTTGTCGGCAGGGTCGCCGATCGCGACGAGCAGATCAGCGACAGCCTTCACGCCGCTGTCCGACACGTTCACCAGGTCGTCGCGCGCCACCTTCGGCGTGCCGCTCCCGGACGTCTGGAGTGTCCCGCCGACACGCTGAAGGTCGGCTTGACGGACGATCTTGCCGCGGTTCGACGACACCACCGGGTCACGGAACTTCACCGACGACGACGAGAACGTCGCCTGCACCGTGTTGTACTTGGCGAACGACACACGGCCCGAACGTGAGATGAACCTGATCCCGCCGTCCGACCCGCCGGCGTTCGGCGCGTAGTACAGGGCGCCGCCTTCGGAGTCGACGACGAGATGCGCCAGATCGAGGCCGTTGCCGACGAGCGGGATCGGCTGGATCTGCTCGTCGCCGAGACCGGCCGAATAGATCGTCGAGACGTTGCCTGCCTCGTCGCAGATGTGGGCGATCATGTCCGACGGGATCGGTTCGGTCACCAACGTCTCGTCGGTGCCTTCCCATGCGGCGACCTCGGCCAGATAGTCGACGACCGTCAGGTAGGTGACGGCGTCCTTGCCGTGCATCGGGAACTCGTCCTGCCAGTCCTCCACGATCCCAGCGAACAGCACATAGTCCGTCGCCGAGTAGGTGGCCTTCAGGCGCACACCGATCTCCGGCAACACCTGCGACACACCGGCCGACGAGTACGGGCCTGACGTGTTCGCCGGCGTGAACCTGCCGGTGCGGTTGTCGAGCACTACCGTCATCGTGCCGACCGGGAACTTGCCGGTCTCCTCCGATGAGCCGCGCTCGATCGAGATGGAGCGGATGTACTCGGAGATGTCGGTCCAGGTGGAGCCCGAGAAGTTGACGGTCAACGTGAGCGACGGGTAGCCGACGCCGATCGTCTCACTCACTTGCGCCAGCCCTTCCCGTTCACGCGCTCGTACGCCTTGATCGCCTTCACGAACTCGGCGCCGAGCTGCGTACCGTTCACCCCGAACCCGGCTTGGATCGTCACGTTGTACGTGTTGCCACCACCGCCGAGCCCGAGCGCCGGGAGCGGCGAGTTGCCGGGCGACTGGTTGAGCGGGATCACAGCCTCCGGGCCGGCCTCGCCGATCATCGCCATCGTCGGACGGTTCACGATGCCGCCCGTCGCGCCTGCGATGATGCGGCCACCGAAGCCGACGACCTGGCCGGACTGGTTGACGGACGCACCCTGCGGCAACTTCCACCGGACCGGGATGTCGACGCCCGCCTGGAACTTGTCGAGCCAGCCCAACACCAGATCGAGGTTGCCTTGGTCAAGCTCGGTGTAGATCTGCGACTTCACCTCGGGCGGGATGGTGTCGAGCCCGGACACGTAGTCGGCGACCGACTCGATCGCGTCGTCGGACGCTTCGCCCAGGTCACGCCACGACGATTCACTGTCGCCGATCTTCTCGCGCAGCTCCTCCACGGAGTCCTGCACGTTGCGCCACGCCTGCCGGTCGTCGAGGTTGCCCTTCAGTTCCGACAGTGCGTCGTCAGCGTCCTCGAGCGCGTCCTCGACCTCGCGCGTCTCGTCGGCCACGTCGGACGCTGCACGCTCGTACCGCTTCGCCACGTCGGCGGCCGTCTCGAACGTGCCGGTGAACGTTTCCCCAGCGGCGTTCACGCCCTCGACGCCATCGGCCATCGCATCGGCGGCGTCGACGGTGACCAGTGACAGCTCATTGAATCGCTCGCGTGTGATGCCGAGACTGTTGGCGACGTCGGCTGCGGCGGTGTCGCCCGCCTCACCCAACGCCAACACGACGCCAATGTCTTCGCGCAGCGCCTCGGCCAGCTCAGGCGAGGTCGTCGCCAGATCCATGAAGGTGTCGTTGAGCGCCTTCCAGCGGTCGTCACGCAGGTCGAGGTCTGAGAACAGCGACGTGCCGACCGTCTTGAGAGCCGACAGGCCACCCTTGGCGTCGACGGACGCGTTGAAGATGTCCTTGAGTCGCTGCTCGGGCGTGTTGGAGCGCGACCGGAACGCCTTCTCGAAGTCCTTGTAGGCGTTCGTCATGTCGCTCGTGCCGAGCGCGAACTCGGCAGCCTGCGCGCCGGCGGCGGCGAGCTGTCCGGCGATCTCGGCCAGACGTTCGATGGCGGGCGCCAGCGACACGACCAGTTCGCCAACCTGCATCTGCAAGTCGACGAACACGTCGCCGAGCTGATCGAGCGACGCCTGGTAGCGCTTCGCCTTGGCGATCTCGCCCTCGTCGATGATCTGCGCGTCAGAGGTGGAGTCGAGCGCCGCCTTGATCTCGGCGGCGTCCATCTCCATGAGGCGAGCAACTTCGGCGTATGAGCGGCCGAACACCTCTTGTGCCGCCTTGGCGCGCATCGTCGGGTCCTCGATGGCGCCGATCGTCGACAACGCGTTGATGAAGGTGGCGTTGGCATCCACGACGCCGTCGTCGGTCTTGACGACCGCAACGCCGTAGTCCTCGAACGCCGACTTGCCGTCAGCGAGCGCCTTGTTCATCTTGAGCAGCGAGCCTTGGATGGCGTCGCCCTTCAGCCCGAAGTCATCGGCGACACTGATCCACTTCGACGCTTCCTCGGCCGACACACCGGTGGCGTCCGAGAACTTGTCGGCCTCGAGCGCTGCCTCCTGGAACGCACTCGCGGCCTTGGCTCCGAACGTCACCAGTGCCGCACCGGCGGCGGTCGCGGCGGCTGCGACGTTGGCCTGCAAGATCCCGCCGAGCCCGGACGCGCCGGCCTTCAGCTTGCCGAACGCGCCGTCGGCCTGCTGCACGTTGGTGCGCACGGTCTTGAGCTGTGAGACGAAACCCTTACCGTCGAGGTCAAGGACTGTGCTGATCTTATTGACGATCGTTCTCACCGCCCCTTGGTTGGAGGTGACACCTCGGTCAGCTCACGTCGAATCGCTTGCGGATGACACGCTTCACGCCCTGCTCGGCGAGCTTCGGCATCTCACGCTCCATCAGCGCCACGGCATCGGACGCTGTGTCCTTGCCGCGTGTCGTGCCGTTCCAGCGGCGCAACGCTCGAGCCCGCACCTTGCGGACCTTCCCGGACTTCGTGCGCGCCGTCAGGCCCGTCGTCGCATTGATGCCCGGCCCGAAGAACCCTCCGGCGTTGCCCTGGTTGCGGCCCTGCTCGGCCACGGTCCACGGCCCCGCCGAACGTGCGGTCGGGGTGAGCATCGTTGCCCCATCAGCCAGACGACGGGTGCGTGTCTCCAAGACAGGTGTCCAGCCTGAGAACTTCGGGTCACCGCCGAGGTCGGCGGACGCTGCCTGCTCGGCAAGCTTCTGCGCCCGCCGACCCATGCCGTCGGTGATCTCGTACTTCTCGCGGGTGGTCAGATCGGCGCCGAGCCTCGCGAGCTCGTCGCCGAAGTCGGCGATGCTCCGAAACGTCGGCACAGCCGATCAGCCGACCTTGGACATCGACGTTGCCGACGCCCACGACCCCGAGATCGACACGGCGCCATCGACGCTGGTGTCGATGCTGAAGTCATAGAAGCAGGTGCCGAAGAAATAGACACTCGGGGTGGTGCGATCTGGATACAGGTAGGTCTTGCGTGCGACGCCGTCCACGGCCGCCGTGTAGAGCTGCGCCGAGGCACTGTCGTACCAGCCGCTGAACGTGCCCTGCGCGTCCGGCAGGCCCTGCACGTACGCCTTGGCGGTGTCGCCGAACGCCGTGACGTCCGTGCGGTCCGAGGACGCGTCGAGCGTCCACTGGGTGAGGTAGGCGATCGGCTCAGCCGTGCCACCGGACGTGATACCGGCGTACAAAGCGCCGTTCCTGCCCGCGATGCGTGCCATGTCGGCATCTCCTTGTGGTTGGGGGGTGGTTCTCGCCGATCGGCGATGTCAGGCGGCGAGACGCTTCGGGGCGTCGGCCACGATGTCGAGCAGACGACGGGCACGAGCCTCGAACGTCCAGTCGGTGATCTGTTCACGGGCGAGCCGTGCGGCTTCGCGGCGTTCCATGTCGTGCCGCAACCACCACCGCAAGCTCTGCTCGAACTCGGCCGGGGTGGTGAACGTCGGCAGCATCGGGAACAGCTCGTCGCCCTCGCCGCGTGGTTCACGCAGGAAGAACGATCCGCAAGCGGCGAGCTCCACCTCACGCGGCCCCATCGCCCAACCTTCGGCGTGTGCGTGGTCGCCGTCCGAGGTCTCTTTGCGGTACAGGTTCGCGGTCACCTTCGCCGAGCGGTACAGCCGTGCGGCGTCATGGTTCGACATGCACACGCCGCGTTCGTTGGTGAGGAGCGGCAGGAGCGGCGAATCGTCACCGACCTGCTGCCAGTTGCCGCCGAACCGTGCGTCGATGCCGGTCCAGTCGACCGCCTCGAAGAACTCGATGCGTGACTCGAACCCGGTACCGACGAACGCGAAGTCGCAGGCAAGTTCGGGCACCACGTCGCCCGGGTGGTGCTTGTCGGGGTCGTAGCTGTGCGGGAAGTAGAACGTCCGCTCGTTGATGGTGGACGTGAACCATTCCAGGTTGACCGGGTCGTTGAGCACGACGGTGTCTGCGTACCGTGCCGGGCGGGCCTGCCGGTCGTCCTCGTACGGCGACTCGGTGCACCAGAGCACGGTGTGGTGTGGGCGGCGGCGCAGGATGTCCCACATTTGCGGCGGGATGAAGAACCCGGACACGAAGATGACGACGTCGGGCCAGAACTCGTACAGCGCCGAGGTGATGCCTTTGGACGCCATTGCGAACGCGGCTTCTTCGGAGAACGCGTACTCGTAGTCGTCGCCGCGTGGGAGGCGGGCGTGACTGTAGAACGAGATGCGGTCGGACAGATTGAGCCGACCGACGTCCACGCCGTTCGCGAGGAGGCCCTTGTGGAGCCCGTCACACACGTCCTGCACGCTGTAGTCCGGCCCGGGCTCGACCAGTAGCACCTTCACAGCACCACCAGCCATTCGGGTCGCGCGGGCGGCGTGTAGACGATCTTGTCGTACGTCTCCAGCTCGTCCCGCTGACGGCGACGACGGTCGATGACGGTGACGCGCCAGCAGTTCAGCGCTTCCGTCAG